TTAATAATTAAGCGTTTGACCTGCATAAATCAAGTTAGGGTTTTGAATACCATTACTTGAAACAAGATGCTGCACAGTTGTGCCTAAACGTTGTGCAATAACTGAGAGATTGTCTCCGTATTGTACAGTATAAGTTCCACCTGTTGCCGCATTTGAGCCGCCTGAGTAGCTGATTGCTTGACCTGCATAAATAAGGTTAGGATTACTCAAAGCGTTCTGACGTGCCAATTCTTGCCAGCTTGTACCCCAATTGTAAGCAATGCTGCTCAACGTGTCGCCATATTGTACAATGTGAGTTTTATTGCTTGGACTTGGTGTTGGGGTAGGTTCTGGAGTTGGATTTGGTGCTGGTGCTGGATCAGGTACTTTTCCATCATATCCATTATCCGTGATACCTGTAAGGTCAATATTACCATCCAATCCACCTGCCACATAAGTGGAGGTAAATTGGAAAATACCAATATCATCCATACTTGGGAAGAAATTCCAGTTTGGTGTTGGAGTTACTTCATAGTTTGGATATTCCGCAATCCAAAGTGAACCAGGAAACTCTTTAATAATGCGTTTGTAGTCCACATTTGCTATTGTGTAAGGCTTGTAGCTGTAATACATCGGTGTATATCCTGCTTCTTTCACACGTCGCATTCCGTAAAGAATAGCATCTGTGTTCGCCTGCTTACTTCCACTCGCACCACTCTCATAATCAAGAGCGACAATAGAGCCTTTAGGTGTAGCAATTTGTGGCAAGTATCGATCAAGCACACCTTTTGAAAGTTCAATGGAGCCACCCACTTGATACCAAATATATGTGTGCGCTCGTTTTCCTTGTGCCAGTGTATTTTGAACCTGACTATTATAAGTCAACTGGTCCACATAATACCCGCCGTAAGTTCCACCAATTTGAGCAATTGAGAACTTGTCATTAGCATAACCAAAGTTTCCTTGATAGCCGTTATATTTTGACCAGTCCACGCCTTGGTCACCTACTGCCGCAAAGGCTTGGCTTGTTGCTCCAAAACTCGTCAGAGCTAGAATCGCAATTGTCGCAGCTTTAATAATTTTTTTCATTTTCATCTCCTATTTTCTTTTCATCAATGTTTTCAATCTTTACCCCTTTAGACTTTTTTAAGTAGTCAAAGAGTTCTTGAAATAATGGATTAATTTGACAGATCAACTGAATCATCCGCGCAAAGAAAAAAAGCAGTGACCCATTAATTAGAATCTCTACTTCATTCACATAGATATTTGGCTTCAAGTGATTGACAAACTCAAACACTCCCCAAAATATAGCAATTGTTGTCAAGTCAATGACAAATCTTTTTTTCAATGGTGGGTCCATCTTCTCCCCATCTTTAAACCATGTTAATAATAATATAACTAAGATGAGTACGGATATCCCCAGTAATTTATACTCCAATTTTTTCCCTTTCTAATCTACTAGAAAATTAGTATCAAAGCCTGACACTTGATAGCCATTCCCCATATCTCCTACAGGTGTTAGAGTGAGAGCACCATTAGTGGAAAGACTCATACGAACCATAGTAGTTGAGCTGATTATTCCTCCAAACCATTCATGTTGTTGACTAATAGAGACTGGAATTTTTCCAAACTGAACGCCTGTTCCTGAAGCAGTAGTGACTGTAATTATACGTCCCCTTAAGTAAAGGCAACCATTTAAAACACGATATTGCGCTGGGAAGGTTCCTGATTTAAAATTATTCATCATCTCAACATCTTTCCATCCTGTATCACTTGTCAAAGCTTCAAAATTTTCATTGATCGTCTCTGCACCATTTTGCATCCCTCGATATATTTTTTTTAGTTTTGCCATTTTTACTCCTTTTATTTTTGTACATTCGTTTTGAAAGTGACACTGTCTGAAAAATCACTCTCTTCTTCTCCGCTAACTTGTTTCACTTGAATAGTGTAACTTGTATCTGGTTTTAAATTCTCAACTCTTGTAGAAAGTAATTTACTTCCAGCAATCGCAATACCGTCAAGATAAATACGATAGTTCATCATCTCCCACGTATAGTCCGCAGGATTTGTACTCGAATTTTCATTTTCATCCGTGTAAGTTCCAATATATGTTGGATAATCCTGTGAGGTAACCTCACTTTCGTGTGGCATCCAAGGCGTTGCCGTTGTTCCTTTTTCAACTTTATATCCAGTCATTGACCAATCTGCACTGGTGGTGCCTGGTCTCGTATAACAGTAAGACCAAGCCCAATTTCTCCCCGATGCAATTGTTAAAGTCACTGAATACAAAGTGTAATCAGTATTTGCTGGAATAGTAATGTAATTAGCCGGAGTTGAAGGACTGGATTGATCTTCAGAAGCTGAAGTTCCCAAAGTTAAATTCACTTCTAAAGGAGTAGAGGAATTATTTTTTATATAAGCAGATAGTGTATATTTTTCTCCAGAAACAACTGGTATTGATCCTCCCCCTGCTCCATTAGGTCCTCGCCAGCCAGATTGACCAGTAGTCACTTGTGTAAAGTGTACCCCCGCTTTTAAATTGGGTGCATCTGATATTGTTACCTCTTCATAGGCTATCGTTTTAGTATTGGCACCAAATGAACCCCAGATAAGTTTGTTATCTTCTCCAATAAGTTGAGCAGAGTGTTTTTCAAGGTTTAAGTTCGGATAAAGAGTTGTAAACCCTTCTCTCCCATCCGCACTTTTTGAATAAGCAATGTGATTATAATTTGTAGCCATAAATCACCCATTTTCCCATGATACTTTCGCACTATTTCCAGATATATCTGACACAACCAAATAAGATGGAGTTTTAACTTTCTCAACGTACCCATTTGTGACATTCGCTCCATCAATTGTGAGACTTAACACTTCTGCTCCCTTGATAAACAAGAGATTGTTTTCATGAATAACTACCTCTCCATCCATTGCCCATGACTGAGGCATTTCAACGTTCACTTTCTTTCGCAGATAACTCAAGGATGTCGCAATATTATAAATCCGCTCCCCACCAAAAGAAGGACCTGTATCAAGTCCTTCTTCTTCAGTGCCAATTGAATTTTTATAATAGGTGACTTTTACATCAGGTTGATATTCTGAATCATGCTCAATAACAACATTAAAACCACTCGGTACCTTACGATAAACAATCTTTTTGAGATCCAAAACCTCAGAAAGTAATTTACCGCCTGGATCAATAGATTCCAAAATATCTTTTATTGAATTAAACCAATCCTCAAAGTCTCCTTTTCCTGCATTGAGGTAGTCTTTCATGTCATTAATCAAGTCCTCTGCAGTTTGCCAATAAGACCCCATCTCCCCCGGAGTTTTGGATACAGCATGAATGACAAAATAAGTTAAATCTTGAGTGGTCGCAATCTCTTCCTCCCCTTTGTAGAAAGCAATATTGGCTTTCTGTCTATGTAGAGATTGCATAGTATATTCATCAAAGGTATATTGCACAATTCCTTTCTTGTAATCAATAATTTTACAAGCACGTTCCACAACATGTTCTCCACCTAGAAATGCTTGGAAAGTTGCTGTACAGTCTGTAAGATCCAATGGCAAACCATTTTGCACAACTTGTGCTTCCATCACTTCACTGTTGACATTTCCTTGACGGACATTGATGATCCCTACATAGTTATCAGGCTCCGTTGTGGAAAGTGTGACATTCCATTTTTTCAATTGTTTCTCCTTTCCTTATGTGTTCTTTCTCCAAATACAGAACCAGTTATAAAGCCCCCATGAACTACTTGGACCACCATCAAACCATCTGACAGGAGAATTAAGAAAGTTCTGGTCAAGTGTTGGAACTCTTCCATTTTTCCCATCTTCAAAGACGATTCCCGTATGTCCTGTAGATATTCCACTGTCTGTTCCGACATAGAAAATATCCCCCGCTTTGCAATCTTCTGCACTATGAGGGATAATTTTTGTCCAGCCTGGAGGCGGTGCAAATGTGCCAATTGTCGCAGCCGAAATTCCGTCTCCGATATTAATTTCATAATTCCAGCGTGGATTTTCAGAAGTTGGAGAACCATCTGGATTATAAGCTTGAGAATTCCACGGTGTCATACCGTATTTATTTGCGGTAAGTGTAGCCATCCATGCCGTTGTCAATCCTACGCACTGCCCATTCTGAACGTAACGTTCTTTATAGGTGTTGTAGAATTTATCCAGTTGTTCTTTCAAATTTCCGCTCGGTGTTGGTGGTTTCAAACCGTGAAGTTTGTTATACCATTTAATCGCAAGCTGAACACGTTCTGGATGAGTCGCTGCCGGACGTTCAAAGTTCGCTTCAAAAGCTGTTGTGGCTGTGGAAATATTAGTTAATCCTTTAAACTGAGCAACAGAATAAGGATAGCTACTTGTTGGGATATATTGCCCATTAAACATACACCACTCTAAGAGCTGTGATTGTGTTTTCGCAATTTTGTAGTCTCCAGAAATTCCTGCGGCACGCATCAAGTTTTGGACATATTCACGTCCATTCCATGTTGCAGGTGGAACCAGAGGATAAGCGGAGCCATCCCACTGCACCAAACCATAAGCAGGGCCGCCTATTTGTTCGGTATCTGGCATCACACCAGATTCTTGGTCCATATTCCCAAGAATACCTGCAGCAGCTTGTTCGGTATAGCCTTTTGATTTCAAGAACTGCCAAACAATCCAAGCATTCTTTTCTTGATCTGTAACTATTTCTGGCGGAAACTCTCCTTCTCCACCACCAGAGCCCCCGCCTGCGACAACTTCTTGGCCATTAAGTAATAATCTACCCGTGATATTAATATCTCCAAATAAATCTAATTTGCGGTCCTTTCCAATACTGTCTTCTGGAACTCTCAAAACATCATAAGAAATGCCACTTGAAGTATTTGAAGCGATAGAGAATTTAAAACCTGGATTCTGAATTAAACTCACACCTTTAAGCTCATTCGTATCCACATTGAAAACCGGGGCAAAGGCAATCATTTCTTCTTCTTTTCCATTCCCCAAGTTTTTAAGGAATCTGACCTTTCCGTCAGATATTTCAACGATAAATTTGTTATTTACAGATCTTAATTTGACACCCTCTAACGTACCTGCTTTGATAAAGTCTGCATTAAATACACCATCCATGGTCCACGCTGTCTTACCTGCTCCATTGTGAACGTCTTGAACCGTTTTCCATTGTCCTTTTTTACAATGTTTAAATACAATCCCAGCATTATTTTGGACAAGAAAATCTTTTGAATTCTCAATATTTTTCCCATCCATAAAAATAGCTTCATAAATTTCACGAGAGTTGCTTACTCCAGCCTCAATACCATTTACCCAACGAACAGAGCCACCATTCTTACCAGCTCCTCGCATAATATCGTCTTGGTACTTCCCGATTTCAGTGGACTCATAGAAGCCCATTTTATTTTGGTTTAAATCAGAGATATTATTCTGCACATTTGAAACTTGCCTATTTATAGAAGTTCCACTCAAGTTATCTCCAAGTCCTGCTTGTACTTGGCCAGTCACATAATTCGTGACAACTTTAAATACTCTGGTCTGATAATGATACCCTCGGTCTCCTCTGTGAATCGTCACAGTATTACCAATAGCATCTGCGCCTAAAACTTCTGTACTAAACTGGACCAAAGGACGGCTATAGTATTCAAGAGTTTCGTATGTCTTTTGTAACAGCTCATTCGCATCTTCAATATCTTCAAAAACAACCACGGTTTTTCGTGGTAACATTTTCCCATTTGAAGGAATACCATACTCTGCAGTCATTGCAGGATATTCCAGATAGTTTTGCCCTTTTGGTTTATCAAGTGGTTTGCCGTTTGATTTCTTCCACTCGACATTTGTAAACTCTAATCTTCGGCCATAACCATCCCCTACTTCTTCGCCTTTCCCACGTCCAATGATGGCAGTCACAATATTTGTTCTGTCTTTTTCACGGACAATTTTTAAAACATCTTCGCCATACTCAAAACGTTTGTTTGTGACTTTACCAATTTTGTTATAACAATTGATAACTTTCCTTGTAATCGTATTTCCTGTTATTTCTACTGCAAAAGTAAATTCACAGCCAAATTCTTGGAGCGCTTTTAGGGCTTCACGCATTGAAGAATAATAAAAATTACTTGTAATATTTTTATTTACTTCACACACACCAAGTTTCCAGTCACAGCCAGAATCATTAAGAAGCTGATTAATAACTTGAGACAGTGCTTTATTATTTGGACGGACATCCTTAATAATAAAGTTATCTAATTCATCAACCGCAAAATTGATATTTTCAAAGCTCAAAATATTTTCTTCATCACTACTTTTCAAAATACGATAAAGCGTGAATTGCTTTTCTCCTGAGTCATTCAAAGCAATATAACTTGCTTCTTCTAATAACGCTTCATAAGCTAAAGATAGAGAAAGACTATCGTTCATTAACTCAGAAGCATTTGTTGTAATTTCCCTTGTTTGAATACATTCCGTAAGCTCAGCAGAGTCAAAACTCTTCATTACTTTTTGAAATTTATCCAAAAAAAGAACGTTTGCCACTACAGCACCGCCTTTCTATACTTTATTTCTATGTCATAATTTCCATCTGAAAAGTTTGAACCTGTTCTCAAACGAATATTTTTGAAGTCAGAATCTAGGTTTAAAACATCAGGAGCTAACTTTTCATTAACCCAAATATCTCCTGTTCTGAAATCAAAGAAGAGAACATCTCCTTTTTTAATATTAGAAACTTTCAAATGATACTTCCCGTCTGTAATATCCAGAAAACCTGTGTTCATGATGACTTTCATGCTCTCAGGCTTTACGGGATAAGGAAGATTCCCAAGAATTTTTCCTGTAGAAACTTGTTCCTTGCCATACTTATATGGATCACCACAGATTATTGTAAAAGTAGAAATAATTGAATTTGTATCGCCTGGTACTGGTTCTGCAGCTTGGTAACGTCCTTTGAAGAAATACTCTAAATCATCATTGAACTGTATCAGCACATCTTCTTCAGAAAACAAAAAGGCCATCAACTCATCAAACTTATTTTGTAAGCTTTCCGAGTCTTTGTCCTCTAGTTTATATTTGATGGTCAGAACACGTGCTGGAAGTTTTGTGTTTGTGATAATTCCTCCATACTGTAGTTCTTGCATTTCATGATTTAAGGAGTACATTTCTCTGCCTTCAACTGAAAGTGTCTGATAACCTTCAATAAGACGTTCTATAAAGGTACCTTTATAAATCATGGCACTAGTTGGAATAAAGATATGTTCAGATTGATGTTTCCTTTTGGTTGTATCCCTAAATTTATACAATTTTTCCTCCTAGTATAGATTATTTGTAGCCGTTTCCCAGCCTTGCGCTTGTGAAATATCCTCCACAAAAGCTTTGAACTGTTGTTTACCAAGTCTTATATTAATTTGCGCAGGCTGCTTACCTTTGTTTAAATTCACTTCATGAGCAATTGTGCCCCCTATTGAATTGTTAGCATTGCGAATGTTTGCACCGATATTTACAGAACCACCAGCATTTATTGCATTGGCCAAGAAATCATTCATACCAAGCACGCTATTTTGAACTGTCTTAAAGCTATTATTGAGACCTTTATTAAGACCGCCCATAATTGCATTACCTGCTGGGATAAGAAGTTTCCTATCGACTCGAATCGGTCCTTTATGTTCACGGATCCAATCCCCAATGCCGCTAATAAATTCCATACCAGCTTCCCAAGCTGACTTCAAACCTTTAACAAAACCATCAATGATGGCTTTACCAATATCGAGAAGATTGATATTTGATAAGCTCTCGAATATTCCCTTAATGGTATCAATACCATTTTGGATTAAGTCTTTAGCCAATCCCATTACGTTATCAAATGTACCAGTTATATAATCGCCAAATGCTCCTACAATGCCTTTTATGCCATCTAATACTCCGCTCCAATCTCCTTTTATTGCGGATAATACAATTTTAATCAAGTTCTGAATTACTTTCATAACAGTATCAAAAACCAATTTTATTTGGTTTATAACTGTAGTAACTACGGAAAGAATATTTTTAAGTGTCCCACCGAAAATATTAGATATTAAAGCCCATGCGACTTGAACAATAGCGGATACAACATTACTCCATACCGCCCACGCTGATTGCATCTGCGCTAAGAAAGTTGTTACAAGTAACTGGATAACCATTACGACCGCTTCAAACGTTGCTTGTATAACTCCCCATACTGTTTGGACAATACTCAAAATAGTATTCTGGTTTGTGTTCCACCATTCGCCTAATGCGCCAAATACAGTTTGAATAATGCTTGAAATTGTTTCAATTATAGGTTGTATAAAATCTAATATACTTTGCCATATTTGAGTGACAGCATTTCTAAACCCTTCGTTTGTATCCCATAGATTTTTTACAGCCATAACTAAAGCAACTATCCCTGCTATTGCTAAAACATAAGGATTAGCAGTTAAAGCGGTAAACAAAGCTTTAACTGCTCCTGCAACTTGACTGAAGATAAACATTGTACCAACCACTGTTACTAAAGTCGCAAATCCTGCGCCTAGTCCTTTGATTAAAGGAGTAAAAGGTTTTAGTATTTTTCCTAGTTGGACAAAAGCCGTGATTACAGGTGGCATAACAGTTGAAACAATACTGTTAATGGTTTTAAACGTATCATTTATAGATTGCTTCATTCCGTCAAATACGGTTGCTATACCATTTTTAAATCCGTTGTTTTGTAAAGCAGTATCTATTGTTTGTAGAACACCAGTTATACCGTTAACAACTGCATTTTTCATATTAGTAAACGAAGTACCAATGCCGCCTGTTGCCGTTCTAGCTGTTTCAGCGAAACCTTTAGCTCCACCGTCAAGCTCTACAAAGCGTTTGTTCAACTGCTCCATAGTTATATCGCCACTCTGTAACTTAGCATATAGGTCACGCTCTGCACTTTTACCGGTAAGCCCAAAAGATTTAGCTACTTCTGTTAAAGCATACGGCATTGTTTCTTGTAAAGTTTTCCAACTTTGGAGGTCTACCTTACCACTTGCTAGCATTTGACTATATTGCTCAACACCACGTGAAGCATCAGCTGCACTGGCTCCAGAAGCTAGGAAAGCATCATTTAAAGCAGTTGCTGTTTCAGCCCCACCACTGGCACTTTTTTCTAATATAGCGAATTGTTGGGCACTTTTAGTAAGCTCTTGTAATGAAGTGGGGAGGCCATCGACACCTTTTTTTAGAGTTTCTGTAGACTTAGCCACATCTTGAGTTGAAAATCCCATTTGGTCCATGACTTTTGGATAAGTTTTCAAAGTATCAAACCGTCCAATAGCCGCTCCAAGTGAATTAGTAACAATGTTCACAGCTTTATTTAAAATAGTGAATGCTCCAATACCTTTTAAAATATCACCAGTGGAAGTACCCAACTTTTTACTCTTATCAGATGTTTTGTCAAAAGAAGCGCCAAGCATTTCGCTTTTTTCTTTCATGGTCATAAAGCGACCGTCAGCAGTTCTCCACCTGCCGCTTTTATCTTGAAAAGCACCATCAAATTTTGATCCAGCGTCAGATGCGGCTTTACCGGCTTGCTCTGCACTCTTTGCAGCTCTTCCCATTGTGCTCGAATAGTTTTTATCTACTGCACTAAGCACAGCCTCAACACTATAAGATTCCATTTATACCTCCCTTCTATTCATTTGCTTTCTTCATCAGGCGAAGTAGATTCTTATCAACTTTGCTTTCGGTTTTAACTCCTAAAATTTCATTTTCAAACTTATCTTTAGGGAAGAAATCTTGAAATTTTCGATAAACTGGAACTTCTTTTTTTCCTTGGGTTTTAGTTGCTTGAATTTGCCAATTTGCCCATGCTTGTTGATGAATAAGCTCTTGTTCATCTAACTTTTTTAAACGATATACCTTAAGTCTCAATTCATATTCTGAAATAGTCATACGATCTATTTCTTTTAAATTATTAATCCCTAGATACCGCATGCAATTGATTTGTACTTGCTCAAAAAGCTCTTCGAAATCAGGAACTATTGATTTTTGCTGACTTCCTTCTCGAAATTCAATGTTTTTTTCTTGGTAAATTCCGACTTTTTTAGCTCTTCGAGTACTAAATCGAAAAGTGGTTCACTGCCATTTTCTTCAATCCATTCAATAAGTCCTTTTTCGGAAACTCTTGGATTTTCTGTTGCATTAGCAGTTTTTAGCATTTCAACAAGCGTTTCGATATCGCCACTAAAGAAGTTCATTAAAGTATTGTCCAGACCAGCTTTGAGTGTCATGCCCCGCTCTGAAACTTCATGTTTTTTATTCAGCTCTTTAATGAATCTATACCCAAAGACAAAGTTATAAATTTTTTCGTTAATTGTTAATTCCATATTTTCTCCTTAATAAAAAAATAGAGCAGTATTTGCTCTATTTGCTTGTTTATTTCGATGTTTGAGGTGCAGCTTCTTCTTTCATAGTATCCTTGAATGCATACTGAACTACATCTGCTTGTTCATCTGTAAGAGTGGCAAAACCTTTTTGAGGTTTACCAAAAACTCCAAATTCAAGACTCAACTCAAGCGCATCCTCTGAATTAGGTTCATAAGAAAAACTAGTCAAATAAGCACGTAAGTATTTTGCTTTATATTTGTCTGAATTATCCCCAGTTCCTTTCTCTGCTTTATCAATTTCCCATACTTCGACAATATCTCCATTATCAAATGCATCATCCATTTCATCAACATGAGCATCTCCGTCTGCAGCAATAGATGTCGCAGACAAGCTATACTCTACTTCTGCGAGAGCGCCTACAGGTCCATCTTTTGTAGGTGTCGTGTTGAAATCTCGAGTTTTTTCATTTGAGTGATCTGTTTGAAATGCAAGCTTCCATGCCGCTTCATCTTTTGCCTTCGTCAGTAAACGGTAAAGCAAAATAATATTTTTACCTTGTTTAGCTACTAATTCAGCCATTTTTTCTCCTATCTTAATTTAAATTCTAGACTAATCAACGCTCTTTTTAGCGGTGTATTAGTCGTCGTGTCATCTAGTACCTGTATGGTACTCGCTTGCGTGTTAAGAGCCCAGTAATAGCCCTCTGTATTGTTTATTGCTAAAGCTACATCAAAAGCGATGCTTGCCATATCTGAAACTTGTCGACGTTGCTTGTAAGTCCCCCAGGCAGATAAGGTAATATTCACTGCCCCTTTAATATTCGTCTTATTAGGTTGAAAGATAGTTTGAGTATCTTCCATTTCAAAAAACGGGTATGGAACATCATCCAATTGCTTATAATCATAAACCGTATAACCAAGAGTCTTAAGTCGAATCATCAATTCATCAAAGAGAGCATTTTCTCTCGTTTTACTCATTTCATCAACCTTTCTAAGTCTTTTATAAACTTGACTTTTTGCTTACTGTAAGCTGGTTTCATATAAGGTTGCTTCCCTTGAAAACGAGTACCATACTCAACATAAGCTGCATAATCTACGTGTGCCTTAGTACGTGATGTCATACCATTGTCCTTTGTGAGCATTGTAATGCTGCGCTTCAAATTACCCGTATCAACTGGCGCAAGCTTTTGAGAGTTTTCCGTAAGCTGTGAACCATTAATAGCAACTATCTTTTTGACATCTGCTAATTTCACATTTTTACGCAACTTCTTTTGCAACTCGTCAAATCCTACAACTTTCATTCAGCTACCTCCTGCAAGATAAACGTGTTACGCTCACTTGGATTACGAGAAGTAGTTAACCCCCACTTTTTGCCACCAAATGAAAGGTAGTCATAATCAGGAATAACAAATAAGGGCATAGTCCTCATGACTTTTGCCCCTTGCTTAATATCCCCAAAAACTTTAACACTGCGTTCTGTGCCAATATCAGTCACATTTGCATAAGTTGTTATTATAGTCGGTTCTCCTTCTACATATTCTCCCTTTACAGGATCATACCCTTCATCAGCCGACTTCTTAACAAAATCCACTTTATCTAGGTATCTCAATAAAGTCTAAACCTCCCAATCTTCTTATTATTTTCCTCTTCTTTTGATTTTTGCCATGCTTCAATCTCGTTGGCATATTCATCAAAGTCAGATTCTGCAAATGTCATACTTAGTCCCTCTTGTGAGTAAGACTGCATCCCCTCTTGACCAATTCTATTGAATCGTTTTAAGACAACATCCATGACAATATAATCAAGCTCTTGAGGCACCTCTTTTATACTGGAGCCAATGATAACAAGTAGTCGTTCTCGAGTTCTTTTTTCAATAACCTCTAAACGTTCATCTGGTGTTCCACTTAGAAGGCTTTTTATATCCTCGGTTAATGACATATGCACCTCCCTATCCTGCAGGAGTTACTGTGACATCACAAGTGACGGTCAATCCGTTAGAGGTAGTCCCTATAATTGTTGTCGTTCCTTCAGCTTTACCAACTACACTTCCTTGTTTCGGTGTAACTGTAGCAATTGTAGGATCACTAGAAGTAAAGGTTACCGTCTTATCTTCTGCATTTTCTGGTGTTACTGTTGCTGTTAACGTTTCGCTTGCCCCAACTGTGAGTGATAACGTTGTTTTATTCAACGTTACACCCGTAGGGGCTACGCTTTTTTTACTGTTGCTTTAAGGATCGCTTTCTTATTCTTTTCTGGTAAATGTTTGCCGTACTTAGCCGCAGCTTGAAGCGCAACACCCGCAAAGTCTTCTGAATCCATTGCACGAGCAATTTGAATACCTACCCCCGCAACACCTACATTATCTGCTGCAAAATATGCTACTTCATCCGTTTGGAATTTTTCGTCTGGAAGCTCTACAAGAATAAATCCTTTAAATTTGTAAAGTGTTTGTTCATCCACATTTGCACTTGAATTTTTAGCGGTTGTAGCAAGCTTAGAATCAATAAGGAGATCATAAACATCTGCATTAACATAGGCGACCCAAGCGACAGCATTCGATACGTTGTTATTTACAAATTTCTTGTGAGCATCAGAGAAGAGCTTAGTCACTGAAGCTTCATCTAAAGTAACTTCAAGATTTTCACTTGCATTTTCTGAAAGAGCTTTTCCAAGTAATGTATCAACATATTGGGCCCACGCTACACCGTGAAGTGCCAAACGATCTGCAACAACTTGGTCTTTAATATCGTTTACTGTGAAATCATCAATACCTTCATTGATTGCCAAAGGTTTTTCATAATTCACAGAAGTATTTACAGATTTAACTTCTTTACGTTCTCCGAAACGTGAAGTAGAGCCTGTCCCTGTTCCAAACCCTGTATTTTCGTCAGTTGAATATTCTTGAATAACCACATCAGTATCGCTCGTTTTCAATTCCAAGAAAGTATCACTTTGAGAGATACCATCTTTTACTTGTAACGCACCACCAAATGCTCGAAGGAAAGCTGTTTTCTTTGCGAAAAGGTCTGGTAGAACACCAGTAAATTGTTTTGTAAAAAGTTTAATTGCCATAATTTTTTTCTCCTAATTATTAATATTTTGCGACTGCTTGTTTAAAAGCATCCACTTCTTGTTGTCCTGGCACCTTTTTAGGTGTTACTCCAGTGTTTCGTTCTTTTTCCCATTGAATACGTTGATTTTCAAGCAAGCCCAAGAATGTTTTTACATTGCTATAAGTCTTTTCTTCATCAACATCAACCAATAGAGCAAGTTCTTCAGCTTTAAGAGCAATTCCGCTTTCTTTTAATACTTCGTCAGCTTCACTAGTAATATTAGAAAGCTTGATTTGTGCTTTTAAGGCTGCAATTTCGTCATCTTTTTCTTTTTGGAGGTCTGCGGCTTTTTCTTCGTCAGATTTTTCTTTAATCGACTTTTTGCCACCTTTTTCCAATTCTTCAATTCGTGCCAAGGCTTGCTCAAGTTGTGTTTTTGTTTCATTTTTATCAGCTTGTTCTTTACCAATACGCTTTTGAAGTTTTTCAATGACTTTTTCTGGGTCTACTGGTTCTTTTTCATTGCCTGGATCGGGATTATCTTTTGGATTATCGCCTCCAGCTGGTTCTGGTTCTCCGCTTGGTTGTGGTTCAGGCGTCCCTGCCGCTCCTTGGGGATCATCAGCGAAAAGTTGTAAATCAAGTGGTAAAAGTGTTTTTTGTTCCATTTCTGGTTCCTCCTACTCGCATTTAAAGACTTGGGAGTCTGATTTTACTCGTGTTTTATTTAACGTCCACTACAATCGGAAACGGACAAAAGAAAAGCACTCGTCAATGACAAATGCTATTTATTTTTACGTTTTGTTCTTATTTCTTCAATTGCTCTGTCAAGCTCCGCTTTGTCTTCAAAGGCTTCTTCGTATTCCCGTTGACTGATTACCCCGCGCTTGCGTAAATCAGCCCAAAAAGCAACTTCATCAACATAAGGAACCGTTGAACATTTACAGTTAGGATGCATGTTAGGTGCATTTTCTCCGGGCAACATATCTTTAACATTAAAAATTTTGTCACGAAGAGGCGAACAAATCCGACAAGCGTTAGGCTCGGCGATAAATTTATATTGTTCTATCTCCGCCTCATTGTAACTTTGTTTTTGAATTGCTGTTTGAACACGTGTTGTTTCCGTAATCATCAGGCGCTGTGCATTGTAGGTTGCGTTTGCTCTACCTTTTTCAGTCATATACTTACGCAGTTCACTTGCCAGGGCTTTTGGATTCTTTCCTTGTGTAACTCCACGAATAAGCAATTTTTCCAAGTCTGCTTTTAGTTCATATTGATACTGCCACAAGCTATTAGAAAAACTCGCTACAGTTTCTTTAAATCCGCTCGCTATTACGGCCTGTATTAGACTTGAATAGCCATCATTAGGAACACTTAAACCAAGTATTCCCGCTTGTCTTTCAAATTCTGCTAAAGCGACTTCTGAAAGCTGAGTGCCCATATACTTTTCTAACTCGTCAAAAACATCTATTAATTCCAAACCTATATTTGCTTTTAAGAGTTCTAAACGGTTCGTCCGCATAGTCACGTTATAAAGCTTCAAAGCGTGATTTGCAGCGTGTGAAAAATCTTTGTCTTTAACCAACTTTTTCGCCTTTTTGGCAAAGGATTTGACATCCATTTTATCAGCACGCTTCATGGCTTCATCTACAGATATCCCTTCAGAGCCTGCAAAGGCTGCCCAATTTGCATTGATTTCTTTCTGGATAGCTTCCTGGGCTTCAAAGAGTTTATTCATGATTGCTTTCATGCGTTTTCTATCATCAGCTATCTGTTTGAGCTGCCAAGCTTTCTCACGTTTGTTCCAGTATTCTGAACTGTCCATAGATTACCCCTCTGCTTCGTCTTTAGGATCATCAACTTGTGCTTTATCCACATCAAAAGCTGGATTATCAGCTTTCTCTTTATTAATTCGTTCTATTTCTGTCTTAACATCAGGAACAACAGATAAAACACTTAAAGCAGTTTCTTCACTTGTCACTCCCATGAGAAGTGTTGCTGTCTCAGCTTGTTCTTTGATATCCTTAGGCTCGTTACGTGTAAAGGAGTATTCAATATCTTTCCATGAGTCTTTCCCAGCTTCATTAGTCGTTAGACTACAAAATAATTTATAACGCTTATTGAGTGAAGACTGAAATTTACGTTGAAAAGATAAAGCAAGGTTACTCATAGCTTGCAGCTTATAAGCCAATGCAACACCGCTTGATGAGCCAAAAGATTCATCAGAAATATTAGCAACCATACTTGTAAGGAAAACCAATTTTTCTAATCGATCTAATAAATTTTCTGTTTGAGCATCACTATCAGGCTTTTCAAGAAACTTAACATCAACCTTACTATTCCCCTCTGGATCTCGCGCATAGTAATTAATGACTCGATTGCTTCGAATATTTTTTAAATCTTCTCCCTCAACTTCAGCACCGAGAAATGCTAGGTATTGATCACTGAAATAGTCTACATCATTTGCTTTCTCACTAATAGCTTTGTTAAAAGCGTTAACCAATGGTATTACAGATTCAAAGACGCTCATTCTCTCTTCGTTAAAATAAAACTCAACAACGGGAAGTTCTGGATAAGGATTGTAAGTTCTTTCTCCAAAACTTAAATCGCTAGCTTCCCCATTGATTTCAATCGTCTCAAGTAATGTATAAACTTCTCCTTGAATTTTGCCGTCATCATCAACACCATATCTCACTGCAAACAAAGGCTCTTCTTTGATTGAGTCATCATAGACCATAAACATATTTTCAGGAGTGTTATAAATAACGTTTGTTTGTGTAGCTTCATCTTGATAAAGTAACTCAAAAGCTCGGCCATAAATACATGCCATCTTAGCAAGTTCTGATTCTTCATCTTCCATGTCATTTAAATTATCAAATGACTGCAGCTTTTCTAACACTTTAGAATCTTTATGCGATTTCTTAACGGGTATCCCATTAAAGTAACCCGTAAAAGTATCTACAATATATTTTGGAAAATTCACAGCTAACCGATTATCCGGCTTCCAACTATCCTTAGGATCCTGTGTGGCGATATCCATAATGCCTTTATACATGTTGATTAAATACTGATAGCGTGCAATTTCTTCTTTGTGTTTTTCTATAAACTTTTTCACTACCTCAGGAGTAATTTCTCCATCTTTTGAAAAAGTCATGAGTTTAATTGGTTTAATATCCAACTATAATCCTCCTTGAAATGATTTTAATTTGGCTTTTTGCTTACCATTCATGGATTCAGCAATACCCGTTGTTGCATCTGGTGCATCATCATGTTTGTTTTTACCTTCTTTTTGGTAAGTTGTCATAGCTTGGTAGTATTCTGGAAAACGTGTACGCCAGTCTCTTGGAAAACGTACGTGCTGCTCAATCCAATAGCTATTTGAATAAATGCGAGCTTCTTTGTTATTTCCTTGATAGAAGTCCTCTACTGCACAAGCTACATTTCCTTGTATCTTTTCTCGTACTGAACGAGCAAAAGACCGACCACCATTGTTGCGCTCGATCCTTGATACATTTACTTTATGAGTGATTAACTGTTGAGCTACTGCTTTTTCAGTGTACTCCATTGGTTTTTGTGTGTAAACAACATCTAGGACATCCGCAAAGCCGTCTGAGGTTTCTCCCCATACAATAGAGCAAAGATAGTCTTTACCAGTGTCTGCAGTATCACAGTAATTCCAAATCTTAATGTAATTTGAGCGTGATTGATAAGTTTTAAACTCTCCATACAAGCGACCTTTAATATCAATTGGTTCTTGTTGGTAGTTGGCACTTGCAATATCTGGGCCCATTGTCTTTACTTTACGTTTATAATCTTCCAAAGTAAGCACATCATCACAGAGCATTTCGTTTGTTTGTTCATTGTAGGCTTTAAGATTAACGTGCTTCACTCTATAACCATTTTGAGGTAACTCTCTTAAAGCTCGTCCTGCTAGGTCTTCACTGTGCCAACGTGTCATGTTAATAATTATCTTACCGCCTGATTCCAAGCGTGAAAGCATGGTATTAACAAACCATTCCCAGTGCTTATCTAAGACTGCTACATTGTTTGCCTCCTCAGCATTTTTGATAACATCATCAATGATAATAATATCAGCACCGAAACCTGTCGCAGTACCCGTTGGAGAAGTTGCGAGATAGTTGTTATAACCATCTTCCAAACTCCAGAGGTTCATTGCACCATCACCAAATTTTATTTTGGCATCAAATATATCTGAATAAACAATCTTATTCACATCTGCTTTAGTTTCTTGAATAGTGTTACGCACATTTTTAGAAAAAACTGTGGATAAGGTTTCATTATATGATCCGGTCATGATTTTCTTTGTATGGTCATTCCCCAAAACCCATTCAACAAAGCGGCCAAGCGAAAGAGACTTTCCGTGACGTGGTGGCATATTTAAAACTAATACATCGTGTTCATCATCATTTAAAAATGATTGAAATTCATTACACACAGAAACCAAATAAGCCCTATCTCGCTTGTAAAAGCTAGGCATAATCAAATTACAATAATCAAAGAAAAAGCGCTTAGCCAGCTCAATTTTAGCCCCTAGCGCAATCTTATCCATCTCTACTTGCCAACTTTCTGAGTTCTTCTTCTGTCAAGTTTTGGAATGGATCATTCATTTTCACATTTCCAGTTAATTCAACTTGACTTCGATCATTCCAACGCTTAGGATCTGTGTTTTTCAAAGCGAAAATAATTGCAGTTGTATCTGCTGGTATTAATTTTTTTACTTTCTTGATATGTTTTTTTGAAACCACACCATTTTTATCAACCCATTGTTCCTGGTGAACCTCTTCAACCTCACGATCTTGTAATTTATCTCGAAGTGCTGCTTCAGCTTTAATAGCAATATAACGTGGTTTTGCTTTTTCTGCCTTTTTTAATAGGTCCGACAAGTCCGAATACTCTTTTTTATATTTTAAAAAAGTTGACTTTGCAATTCCTAATTCTGCTGCAATAGCTACCAAGTCCCAATCATGAGAACGCCAGAAAAATATATCATCAAAGTGAGGTTTTACATGCGTTTCATATTTTGATTTTGCCATTCATAACCCCCATTCTTTTAATATAATTTCTTAATTTATTTTAGTGGCCTTTTGTCCCGTCAACAGTTCCCAACGTCGAATGATCACATCAACATAACGTGGATCGAGTTCGTTCATATAACAAGTGCGACCAAGTTGCTCACATGCAATCAACGTTGATCCGCTACCACCAAAAACATCAAGAACTGTATCATCTGGACGAGTTGATGATTTCAACATAAGGCCAACAAGAGCTAGCGGTTTAGGTGTTGCATGTCCGCCAGTGTTTTCACGCTCTTTAGCGCTTGTTCTATTGAAGTGAAGCACATTATTGAAATTCTCGTGCGTACAATCGAAATATGCCCGCTTACTATAATATTCATCTCTTAATTTTTGGTGCTGTTCTTTTATTTTTTTATACCCATCTGAATTCTTGACATCCCTGTTTCCGTTTTTAAGTTCATCAAATTCAAGAGTCCATTCATCACCATAATAATCTGCAATGCTCTTTAAATGTTTCTCAGGAATAAGAGTCCATTGAGATTTTGTAAACCAGTGAGAATACATATCAACGCCTGTGATTTCCTTCAGTTTTTTCGCAGTCAATCCAACACGCTCGGCTGCTTCAACAAGTTTTAATCTTACAGCATCAAATGGTTCATAATAGCTATCTGTATTATTGTTAACTCCTTGAGTACCTTTCATAACAAACAAACATTTCTCGTCTGCTGTAGGATACATACGAGTTAATGCTGAATTTTGTCCTTGTCCAGAACCTTTGTCCCATGTTATAAGATTTCTAAAGGTTATCTCACTCTTAGATTTCATAGGACGTAAGATATTGGAATATAAATCCATTAATGGTTCATCAATTCCCCAACAATACCATGACCCAACTTCTTTCATAGCTTGAAACGTTACTGGGACCCACTTCTTGTTAAACTCTAAAAGATCGTCATAATTAAGGTTGTCATTTAAAACACCATCACTCTCTTTTTTCATTCCATAGGGTGGATCAGTGTAGACAACATTTACCTTCTCACCATTCAAAAGTTGATTAATATGTTCTTGGTTAGTGCTGTCCCCACATGATAAACGGTGTCGCCCTAATTGATAAATATCGCCAGCTTTTACTGTAGTTTCTTCAAGAACCTCACCGTCGAAATCATCTTCTTCAGCATCTGGAATTTCTTCCTCTTGCTCTTCCTCGAGTTCTTCAAATCCGAATTCAGACATATCAAAGTTCAATTCTAAATCAGAAATTTCGCTGAGTTCCATTGACAAAGCTTCCATGTCCCATGTTGCTAGCTCAGAGACTTTATTATCAGCCAAACGAAACGCTTTGACCTTTTCTTCTGATAGATCGTCTGCAACAATTACTGGAACTTCTTCAAGACCTAACTTTTGAGCAGCTTTTAAACGAGTGTGGCCATTAATGATTTCATTTTTTCTGTCAACTACAATAGGGACTTTAAATCCGAAATTTTTAATCGCACTTGCGACTGCATCTACAGCATTGTCATTATTTCTTGGATTGTTGATATATGGTATCAAGTCACCAACTTTTTTATTTACTATTTGCATAATTATCCTCCAAAAATAAAAGCTAGTAGAATAATCTACTAGCTTTATGTGGAATCCATTTTTATATTAATTCTTAAATATTTGATCGTTACAATTTCCGAAAGCAGCATGTCAGCACCGCAACCGTACTTTTTCAAATATTTAAGCTTTTATATAAAACTTTCATGATATTATTAAAACACTTTTTGCATGTCAGGTTCTATACCCTAAACATGACATTTGAGCATTTTTTACCAAAAACCTCCCGTTTTATCGTCATAAAGTTCCAAAATGGCCCTTCTTTTGCGATAAATTTGTCTCTCAGTCAACTTACACTTATCGGCAATCTCTTCCCACGTGTATCTATTGGAGTCAATCCAGCGATAATGGAAAATAAGACGATTCAAATCATCAAGTTCAGTCAACATCTCATCAACTAAATTTCTGAAATTGTTAAAATTTTGTATTTGTGGATCAGCATCCCATTTCATAACCAACTCTTCAACTGGCTTTGAAATTTTATTAGAACGGCCACCGCCAAAATTCTCATCACGATTTTCTTTGATTTTGAGCTCTTGTTTTCTCACTGCAATAGCATTATCAATTCTTTTATACATGAACAATTTATTTTCAATCATCTTTAAATCATTCTGTGATAATGTGTATCTTCTACTCACGTCCTAACTCCTTTTCATTTGATATAATAGAGTTAGAAATTTTCTAATTACCTAAGCCCGTTCCAGCGGGCTTTTTTTGTTTACTAATATGACTCAACATAGACCGCAAGACCAACCGCACCTAATGCAACAACAATCATTATTACAATTGTGATGATCGTCCAAATAATTGGATGAGGTGTATTTGATTCCAGCTCATCTTGTAAGAATACTTTTATAGGTTGATTCTTATGCAGCCTAATCTGCTTATCTCTACTTTGATTAGGAAACTGTATAGGTTTCAATCCGTTATCTGTCAAATCAGCATAGAATGTTGTACCAAACTTAGCTGGCACTCCATACCAAATTGTACGTTTATCTCTGCGTGTGTATTGTTTATTGCCAGTTTCCTTAGAACCTTTGATTATATCTTTAACTGGAATATCTTCTTCATACTTCTCTAACATGAACAAATTAGAAGAGTAGCTATGACCAAAGAACGAGAGAGTTTTAGCTTCCTTATGTTCTTTTCCGACATTCTCCCACTCCCATACAGTTCTTGTTTTAACTTCAGTAGTCACATTCCCATTACCGTCGGTATGAGTCTCAGTATAAGTTTCTGTGTGTGGTAGATACTCCTGATACTTTGCTGTGATTGAGGCATATTTCTTGCCAGTGTTTACTTGAGAAAGTGATACTGAATCAACTGCGTACAGATCAGCTTGAACAATAGAACGACCTCCACCAGTATCAAGTAAATAATCAAAGTCTTCTTTATTATCAATACGATTTGCACTTTGATAAAAGTGTCTATTGTCTGCTTTGTTAGCAAAGTCTTTGTTGTACCATTTTAAAGATACCGTTCCAATGATGGCCCATAATATAATAAGCACTATTCCCATAATTAATTTCCTCATTTGCACCTCTAGAATAAATCTCTAGCATCCTTATTATCAACATGGAAATCAAGATATTTATAATCTTGTTTTTCATATCCTGTCATATTCATTACGATCTTAGGAAAGAATGATCGAACATATCTGTTATAGCTTTTCACGCTTGAATTATAGGATTCACGATAGTTGGCCAAACGATTTTCTGTCATGCTAAATTCTTTATTGATCTGCGAATAATTAGATTGTGCTTTTAAATCTGGATACTTTTCAACAACTACATTCAAAGACTTCATAGCTTCATGGGTATTTCCTTTGTCTGCTTGTTTACGTGCTTCAGTTACAGCTTTAAGTGTCTCAGACTCATGGTTGTTATAAGACTTAACAGAATCAGCTAAGTTATTAAATAAATCAACTCGCCGCTGTTCTTCTTTACTGATGTCTGATTTAGAACTACTTACTGCCTCCTCAAGAACAACTGTTCTATTATTAACGTTTGATACAACCAAGGTGCTCACCAATGCAAGGATTAACAATAATCCCATGAATCCCCCGATTGATATTGCTACTAATTTTTTCATAAGTTACCTCATTTATATTTTTTATTTAAAATCCTATGTTTTTCAATATCTTGATACCTATACTTACTAATAAGACTGCAATAGAAGTATATGCAACCACATATTTTGTACTTTCGTATACGGATGTAAATCCATCTACAATTGGATACCATATATACTCATTAATGAAATTAGTAACCTTAATTACTTTATTCATTCCAATATCTCACTCCCTCATCATCTAACTCTTGAATCTCGTCTAAAAGTTTTCTTGCTTCGACCGCTTGATCTGTGTAGACTTCTTCAGGACCACAGCATTCGCAAAACACTTTATGAGTTGTTTCGTCCGCTTTTTCTTTTAACCATGATAAAACCCTTTTATATTTTTCCGCTTCTGTCACTTCACTACCTCATTTGCTTTCCGTAATCTTGTGATAGCCTTAAGTGCAGGATATAAAGCATTTGCAATCTTCCGTGCTGCCTCACTAGCTCTAACGCCAAATGCTGCTATCCTTTTATATCCATATTTCCTAATAAAGTTATTCTTCCACTTCATTAACTTAATACTCCGCTTCTTAGTAGCAAGCCTTTGCTTTTTCCAGCTTGATTTCATTTGACTACCTCATAAGTTTCTTTGAATATATCCGGCTTACATGGATAAAATTCATCTTGAATGCCTTTAATAATATAATCGCCATCACATACGGTCATATCACCCTCAAGCGTGTGAATCACTGGCTGGTAAGTAAAGTGTTTGCCTAATGAACTAGAACCTTTTTCTACATCTCTTGTATCAACCATTGGATAGGCATTGTGTCTTTCGTAAATCCACTTTTCAGCATCAAAGAGGACTGCTTCAATAACTACTGGCTTTTTTCTGTATTTCATTATTATTCTCCATACGTTCCAAGAATGAATCCTGCAATCAAAGCAAGTATTCCACCAATCATGATGTAAAATGCTGGGAAAATAATTCCCGCTGCACCAACTACCTCAAATATTTTCCAAATCAGTAATGTTCCTAACCAGACCCAAAATGCTACTCCAGCAACGGTAGCTCCTAAATAAATCATTAATAATGCAATAGTTTCTTTCATGTTTTTCTCTCTCCTTTAACTATGGTAAATATATAATATAATCGGAAGTGGCTTTATAAGCTGTACTCCCTTGTAATCACTGCCTTTATAAGGTTTTTTTATTTTGGTTAAAGCATGTTATTTTTTGAATAACTTACTAAGAGATTTTTCTAACCTATTAGCCATTGGAATTATAAATTTTTCAATCTGTTTCTGAATTTCTCGAATTGAACTTTTAAGCTTTATTCTGTACTCACAATCACTACAAAGCTGTTCCTTTCGCTGCGGAATAATCTCTTCATTATCCATAGGGTATTTACATACTGAGCAAAAATATAAATCTTCACTCATCTGATACCTCCACAAGCTCAACACCGAGCCCTTTGCCCGCTAGGTATGCATAAATGACCTCTTTATACTTATCATGTTCATGATCGAACCATTGATAAAATTCTTCTTTTCCCAATTGGAATAATTCATCAAAATCAGTCTTATCTGCTTGCTCCGCAATCTTCCTTGGTATGCTAAGTTTTGTTTGTTCAGCGCCGTCATCGTACTTGAACCAAATTTGTTCATGACTCATGTGCCCGCCTGTAATTTGTAAAAACTCAGCTCGGGGATGTTCAATTTGAAACTTTTCCATTTCTTCTTCATAGCCGCTATCTCCAACATCAAACTGTTTAAATTTAATCATCTTGTTCTCCTCTAATTTCTGCAAGGGCTTCTTGAGCGATTACAGCAGTATTCATATCCATTGAATCTCCAAACAATTCCAAAGCTTTAACAGCCATGGCAAGCTTCTTTTCAGAAGTTAAAGTTCTTCCTCTTTAAAAAAAGTTTCAAAATCTAACCATTTATTATCCATTAAATGTCCGATTTTAGAAATCTTAGTCCCAAGTCCGTTATCTTCAACTCGAATATACTGACCTTTAAGTTGTTCCCATGTTTCAACACCAACAACATCTAAAATTTCAGGGATAAGTTCTGCACCTTTTTTTGCTATTACTCTTTTACCGTCTATAGGTTCATCAAGTACGTATCCACCTACACTAACACCAAAGCCACCGCCTTTTAATGTTAAGTAAACAGTGAAAATCCCATGATCTTCATATCCCAAATGCGTACTTACTATTTCAAAATTTTTAAATTTCATCTTCCCCTCCGATTTCTGCGAGTGCTTGCTTGGCTAATTTCTGCAATTCGTCTGGGCTACATTCTTCGCCATTAATAATCACTGAATCAGAATCATAATTATATCCCTCAGCAAATTGATATTCAGCATCTCTTATATTCTCCAGTGCTTCAACAGCCGTGGCAAGCTTCTTCTTAAGTTCCTGTATCCTCTCTGATTTCAAATCTAAGGCATCATGCATATTTATATTTGCACTGAGCAGTTCTTCATTCTTCTCACGCATGATTTGCAGCTTTGTTTTTGTCAATTTAAACCTCCTAGACGCTTTTTAACTCGTTCGTGCTGTTCATCAGATTCTTTTTGCATTTGCTTCATTTTAATATCGTGTGCTTGTCGTTTATAAAGATTATCTAAGTAATAGTCTTCCTCGCCACATCTTTTACAATATGGCCTAATGTCAATAGCTGAATTGAATTGCCATTTATGGCCAAACATTATACATCTATATTTCATACTGTCCAATCCCTCCTAAAATTTCATCACGGCTCATGGTTGCGTATGGTTCTGGAATCTGTGGGTTGAGTGTGGCGCTGATAGCTTTTATATCTCGCTTAAACCCGTCAATCATTTCGATCCACTGTATGCATATTGGGCACTTTCTAGAATTATGAGTGTCGAGGTCAAGACGTTGGCTTTGATATAAGTCGATCAGCTCAAATAGCTTGCTTATTTCTGGGCTCATGCATCTTCCTCCACAGGTGCAGCAAACGCCCAATAACGCTCATCAATCGCTTTAATTTCTGATTCTGTCATTGCATTTTCAAGCAAATATTTTTCATAGACTGTCTCCGCAAAACTCACAACTTCGCCTGTTTTACATAAAACGGAGTGACTTTTAGGAAAGACAACTTTGTATAGTTTCTCCTTGATTGTGTAGCCACTAGTCCATGCTTTTTCAAACAGTGTTGTATTTTCATTGAGCCAGCTTATGAAATCATATTCGTCGCCGGACAAATAAATTTCACCGGTATGAAAAAGTGGTTCGTCATATAAATCTTGCATATTCTTGCTTTGATCAAGATTATTCTTAATAAACTCCGCCACAAACTCTGGAAGCTCTGGCTGCTGCTTTTCGATCTGGGATTTGAGTTCTGCGATTTCTTTAGTAAGTTCAATATTTTCAGCAACAAACTTCGCATTTTCTTCTGACATTCTCAGATTAGATTTTTCGTAAGCTTTATTTGATGCTACTGTATTTTGATGGTCCTCTGGGCTTACCCAGTCATGACCAAATGCTTTCGCTTCGTTGTAGTCACACACCGTAATAACTGATTCACCATCTTGTCTAAGAGCAACGCTTGTCACATTCTTATCAAATTCTTCTTCAAACTTCTTCATTCTGTGCCTCCATTGATTTCTTGATATTCTGTAAATATCTTAATTGTTGCTTGGCATAACCTACTTCCGGACAGTCATTTAAACGCTGATTAACATCTTGTAAAACTGAAAGTGGAAAATCATATTCAGAAATTAAGGAGCTGATTTTTTCCATAACTTCATCAAGCTTCACCCTGCGCCTCCTCTTCAGATAAAATGTGAACTGTATCGATCAAGCAATTCATGTAGCCTGTGTTGAATTCTTCATGATCACAATTATTCCAGTCCATAAATCCACTTGTAAGCTTATGGATTATTTCTAGCTTTAGACTTGCAGAAATTTCTGCTCTCATGTCTTCATTGTTAAGTGCCACAGCTGTAACTTTAATTCCCATCATTTATCCTCCTACAAATAATTTGAAATTACAGCCAGCACTTGTAAAACAAACACTGCTACCCATAACCAAACAGTCCATTCCTTATCAAAATAATCTTTTAATATTAGATTTAGTGTTAACACGAAAATCAAAAATTTATCTATTGTCATTTATTTTCCTCATTTTCTAAAATTAATCCCCCAGTTAATTCGTCATATCCATCTAAGATTTCAAAAGTTCCATCTTTAATTTTCTTAGTAGTGACTTTAAGCCGGCTAACGTCATACGTTTTCTGAATGCACAATTCAAAAACCGGGTACTTCTGCTCCAGTTGCTTAAAGGATACTGGCTTTATTTTGATAATAGGAAAAATACTTTTTCCTTTATATTCATATTTCATTTTTTAGCCTTTCCTATATGCTCATATTTCGCCCTGTGTTGCATTTTTAGATATAAACGCATAATCTATCCAGATTAATCTTACAAGGCGAATTTGGGCTGAATTTTTGGCACGTGCACCTATTTATTCCGTAATATATTCAAACATGTACCCTTTGGCTTGCTTATACTCCCCTTTAAGTACTTTCGAAATATTATTCACACCTAATTCTTCCCTAGCTGCTCTCACGCTATCAAAATCAAAAGTTTTTCCATCATGGATTCTGATTGCTCTTATCGGTACACGTTTGTATGAAATACAGCGCTCAGTTCTTGTTCCGTAGTTACAATTAGCCTTATGAGTTGAGAGTTCAAGATTCTGCACACAATTATTTTCTTTGTTTTCATCGATATGATTAACATCAAATTTTGGATCGAATCCATCAATAAAGTGCTCGGCTACAAGTCTGTGTATTCTGACAGTTTTTGTTTTATTGTGTTTATTTAACCTCACTTGCATATATCCATTAGTTGTGCGGTTTAGAGTAATTATTCTTTCTTTTACTGGACGATTATTGGGGACATTTCTCGCTAAACTTTTAAGCCTTCCAAGATTGCTTACTTGGTAAGAACCTTCATAGCCAATTACATCTTTCCAAATTTCATTCATCAGTGAACCTCTCTACATCAACTTCTAAACGGTATCCGCTATGCCCAGACAAGCCGCCGTATTGGTATTTTGTAAATTTGACTATCTCATGCGAATCATCGGTCCAAAGTCTAGATTCAGTAAAACCATCCATGAGAGCTTTCAAAGTTGGCTGTAAGTTATCTGGATCACTTCTGCGCTTGGTTGGTGTATATACTGTAAGTGTCACTCCACAAGGGCTTGCTGTGTTAAAAATAGGTAGTTTTTCAAGGTTATTGAGTGGATTTTGAACTTGATTAAAAGCTAGTCTCTTTAGCTCCTGGATCACTTTTGCTTTCTGGTGGAAATGCATGCGGTCATTCGAGTTCAAAATTAATTTTTTCTGTTTTGGTACAACTTTAGATTTGCTGCTTGCTCGATATAAATTAAAGATAAATTTCATGATTATACTTCCTCAAAATCTCCATCAATTGTATTTGGGGCTGGTAACTCTTCTTTTTCTTCAGTTACATCCTTTCGCTCTGCCTGCTCAAACAAGTCCATCTGATCATTTGCTTGTGCATCAAATTCGGAAGCTTGAATCAAGATGTTGTCAAAAAGTTCATCTGTAAGGTTTGCGATTTTGTATGTCATACCTTTTTTGGCATAATCAAAATTCATTTCATTTAGCCACCCTTGGAAAGGTTGAACTGCTCCAAGTTCAGATAATGTAAATTCGCCTGTGATTTTTTTATTTGCTTTCATTTTGTTTACCTTTTCTTTTTTAATTTTTAAGTGGTGCTGCTGGAATCAGATCAAAGTGATCCTCAACTCGCACCTTTTTTCCGTTTTTAATTTCCATATGCCATGCAAACATTCGCCTAGATGTACTCTCCGAGGTTCTTCGACACAATCTTTTTACAAAATTTGCCGAGCTCCATTTTCCATCATTGAACTTATAGGCCCAATTTATATATTCATAGTAATGTGCTTTTGTAACACCAGAGCAAACTCTGCTTGCTAAAGCAACACAGTAGTCTGCATTTTCCTCAGATAAAGCAAATTTAGGTATTTCCAATTCCATATTTATCAAATATCTCCTTTACTTCATCAGGGTTGGCCATTTCAACTTTTGGATTAGGATTGGACCATTCAGGGATTTTTTTAGTATTTTTAGAAAGTTGCTTAGAAGTCTGTGTTTTGAATTTAGAATTCTTTCGTTTAGATTCATGATTTTCAAGGTCAGCTAAGTTTTTAATTCCTTTATTTTCCCAGTTTTTTAATATGCCATTAACATAGCGAATCGTACGTTCATTATTTTCTACTGCTATTGCTGCTGCTTTGATTACCATTTCTTCAGAATGGTCTTCAAGCCAGTCATCAAATCGTTGTAAGGTGTATCCAGTCAGCGACCCTAAACCAAAGTTTTCTTCCCAGAATGAAATAAGCTCAGATTTTGATGATGATTTTATTTGTTTATCAGTAATTGGTTTATTAGTGTTTGGTGTATTAGTCTTTAGTAGGGGGTCATTTTCCACATTCTGGCTTTCCCACCTTGTGGGTTTTCCAGATGTGGCTTTTCCACCTTGTGGGTTTTGCCATTCTGGATTTTTAAAATCTGATGCTTCTTTGAACCATTCTTTTACCCTTTTGCTCTCTGGATCAATTAGCCTTGATGTTCGAGCATATCCATTTACTTCAAGTTCTTTCCAAGATTTCTTTACTATCCCTTCCCCATCCCTATGGTGATTAGCTATTTCTTCAAAATATATTTTCCAATCATCTGGCAAACTGAGAATATACGCGAGCAAACCTTTTGCTTTTAGTGATAAATTATCATCACGTAGAAACTCATTATTCAAGATTGTAAAATTATCTCCCGCACGTTTTCGTTTTATACTTTGTTTCATTTTATATCTCCGTAAACAATAGGTTCTGCTGTTTTGCCCCGAGGGAATCTTACTATATGCAGCGACTTACATGTCCTTCCTGCACAAAGCCTATTGTGTGATGCTGATCCATTTAATATTCAGATAAAACTATGACTTTCTAACGTGTTTCAATGACAAAATACGATTTTCTGTTATTACCGTCTTATTGCTGAACAAATGAATCCACGCTGCTTTTAACGTGATTCCGAGCACGTGTTGTTATTTTATTTTTTCAAAACTTATTGCTTTAAAATCTCCAAATCCATTAGCTTGCATACATTGTTTCCATCTGTCTTTTTCTTCAATAGACTCAAATTCAATTTCAATAGTAGCCCGATAATGTTTTTTAGATTCTACTGTTTCACTTGTAGTTTCAACTTCTTCAGATAAAACTTGCTCTGCCGGAACTTCTTCTTGTACCTGTGGCTGTTCAACTTGTCCATTGAAATCTTTCTCAAATTGCTGATTGACTAGCTCTTGTCTTTTTTGTTCCTCAGCTTTGCGTTGAGCTTCTTCGGCTTCTTTACGAGCTTTCTCTTTTGCAATATCTTCATTCATTATTTCAAGAATCTCAGATACTTCTTTTCCATCGTCATACATACGAATATAAGGAGTGTCACTGATTCCGCTCATGAATGCAAAGTTTGAAATGTTTTTTTTGTTCTTTTTAATTTCCTCTTGCTTAAGTCGTTCTTGTTCAACAGCATAGCTCATGCTATCTTGTAAAGTTTTCTTTGGTTTGTAATCGTTGAAATTCGAGGCTTTTGCCCAATCATCAACCATCACTTCAAAAATTCTTGAGTCAAGTTCTAAATCTTTTGTTAATTCAAGTAACTCGGCACGTACTATTTCCTTACGTTCCTCTTTCTGTTTGAATTCAACTTCCTTTACACCATCATCAATTTGGCCAATAGCTTTATCAAGAACTGCAACAGCTTTCTTAAACCACGTTTCAAACTCGCTTAAAGGCTTGTTATATTCTTTTTTGATTCGGATTTTTTCATCATTTAATGATTTATAAAGTTTACGTAATTCTGCTCTCGTGCTCTTATCATCTTTGAGAGTTTCTGCAGTAACTACACGATTTGAATTTGCTTCAGCAATATTATTAATCTGTTCTTCAAATTTTTCACGATCAAGAACTTCAATTTTTGCAGGTTCAAATGCTACACTAATTTCACTCATTTAAAAGTCCTCCGCAGTAACTTCCCCAGAAATAACTTCTCCTTCTAAGATTTCTCCTGTTTCTTGATTTACATCTTTTGTTTGTTTAGCTGCTTCAAGCTCTGCTTTTTTTTGCTCTAAATATTTATTTTGATCAAAGGTTTCTATTTCTTCACGGCTAGGTTCTTTTACTCCGTTAACTTCACGAAGCTGCTTTTGTTCAGGATATTCTTCTTCGCCGTAAGTCCCAGAAAATTCATCTGGGAAAGCCATTCTAAGAGCCTGACTTTCTGCAACCTTCGTTAACATAGTACAAGGCTTTGCGCTCCACATCTTATTAGGACGCCCTTCCTTAAGTTGGACATATTCATCATAAGCAACTGCTACATGGATTGGTATTTCGAAATTTTTCATATGAACTCTAGCCCATGCGCCAACAAGTTCTTGTTTCTTCGTTTTAAAGGCTCCATCTAAGTTTTTTATTGTCCCATCTTCTTCCTGAACAATAACTCCAACTTCAATACCTGCAAAGTTTGGATTTGCCATGGCTCGTTTACGGTAAAAATCGCGCGATACAACAATTTGTGCGGGTTGTGAACCATATTTAACAAAATAGACTTCCTTGGTAAATGGATTCATATTGTTTTGTTTACAAAGATTGATAAGTAATACCAACTCTTCATCACTTGCTTGACCACCACCCTTCAGATACTGTTTGACGGTTGTCATATTTAATTTATCGATACTAAAGATACCTAATTCATTTGCCATTCTTTGTTTTCTCCAATTTTCGTGTTAAAATTATGGTAGAATCTTTCCAAAGTTTCTACCCGCTCCTAGTTGCCGCTAGGAGCTTTTTAATATCCCCAAGTTGTGATGCTTTCTCGAAGCATTTTTTCTTTACGCTGCTCAGCTTTCCATGCTTCATAACGTTCTTCCATACTAGATAGCGGACGATCTTTATATTTTATGCCCACTGCAGTTTTTTGAATTTCTACTGCTCGACCATTGATAATTGTTATTGATTTCATTTTTCCTCCATAAATTAGACAAATTCTTTTTAATTAGCTCGCTTCTTGGTCTCGATCGATACCAGCTAATATAATTCTGCCTATCTCTATTGCTATCTCTCCAGTCAATGGATTGTTTCTGCACCACTCTGGCCAATCTTCTTCACTGATTCTTGTTCCATCAGCTAATATATTTGTAACCTTGTACTTTTTAGGCGGTCTCCTTTGTTTTGCCATCTTCATTCCTTTCTATGAACTATTGCATGCAAACGTTCTGCGATAATATTTAAAGGCCAAACATTCGCACATTTTCCTGCAAAAAATTCGTATATGATTTCGCCAGTCTCTATGATGACAATTTGATATGTGATTGTTTGCATGGTATAATATCCTTATCTAAATTCATCTAGCTCACTGTTCCCGCAGTGGGCTTTTTTTACTTTTCTCCGTGCTATAATATGGTTAAGCAGTATTTGCTTAATATTATAGAAAGGAGATTTTTGATTTATGTCTAAAAATTTCGAGGATTTCAGAGAGAAATTGAACAAGCACCCTGAAATTACAAAAGAAATATTTAAAAAACGTTTAGAAGGCGGTAGTATAGTAGATAATGTATCAGCTATGCCTCAAGTTATGTTTGATATGATAGAGCAATATCATATTTGGCTAAACGAGCCAGATAATAAAGATTAAAAATTCATATCGCGTTTATTTCCCCATTCTATTTTTGGAGAAATAGTTAGCGACATGCTCATATCGTATTTATCTTTTAGAACTTCTAGGTCATCTAGGAGTTCTTTTGCTTTTTCCGACGAATATACGTCCGCCGAAATTGTGAGTTGTTCTTTTTCCATGTTCTTCCTTTCTAACTTGCGTGTTTTTCAAAATTATTTACTGAAGATATTTTATCGATATAACGCTTTAAAGCGATATCAGTTCCAAAAAAAATATTATCAATAGGGTACCCGTATATATTAGCTAATTTCTTAGCTAAACTTCTTGGGATATCATCACTATCAACCTCATATTTTTGTAATTTTTGATGATGGACACCTGCTAATTTAGCTGCTTGGATCTGTGTTAATCCCACATTTACTCTAGCTGCTTTCAATGTAATTTTCGGAGGTAATGTTTTTTCTGCCATGAATGGCTCCTTTCTGTATATATATTTTTGTGTTCTCCTTGATATAATGACTATGAGCAGATATTTACGGTATCGGCTTAGTATTATGAAAGGAGGATGTTACTTTGAATTTATTTAATGAAAATGATGATACTAGAAAATCTTGCGAAGAGAAAGTATTTAATTATCTTCGAGCTGACTTTCTTCGTAACAACTTTGGCTCTCCAGAAGAGGTACAAAAAAATTCTGGGATTGCTAAACAACTTTTAAAGGTTGAAGATAAGCGTTTGAGAACTCTTGTATCTGGTTTAAGTGATCAAGAGTTATTAGAATACTTGAAACGTGCTGATACGCATATCCCAAGTTAAGAGTAACTTCAAAATCTTTTTTAGGTATGGTAGCTACAAATAAATTTGTTAGCTGCCTTTTCTTTTGCCGTTCTCTTGAATACTTTGGAATATAAGATTTTCTTTTCGCCATACAGATTCCTTTCCGCCCCAGTGGGGCTTTTTATTTGTCAAACAGCTACTTACGCTGAGTTGAATACAACGTGTAACTACAGTTGCAACATCGCTCCTTCGTCGTACTAGGTGTTGCTATGTTTGTTCGCTTGTTTAACTTTATGAATCAATTATACATCGCTTTAAACCGATTGTCAAGAAAAAAACGTATTTTTACGATATTATATTAGCATAAGCTTGAAAATATCGCATTTTAACGATATAATGTATTTATATTAATAATTGGGAGGACACATATTATGGGGAGAGGAACTCTTAAACCTCACGAAGAAAAGCTTCGGCAGCTTATATCTTCTAATATTAAAAGATTACTAGATGAGAATGGATTAAAAGCAATAGACTTAAAAAGAGGCACGGGACTCCCGCAAAGCTCTATCAGCGAGTATATCAATGGTAAAGCTACTCCTAACTTAGGGAAGATTGAACAAATAGCTGATTTTTTTGGAGTTGATAAAAGTGATATTGACCCAAGTTTATTACCAAATTGGGATGAATTAACAGCCTCTATAACTTCACCTTTAATTGAAAAAACCATAGAAGCAATGAAACAACTCAACGAATCACGACAAGAAAAAGTTCTCTTATATAGTAAAGATCAGCTCACTAAACAACAAAGAGAAAATATCATCGATATTCGTGAGTTTACCTATAACTATTACGATAACGCCGTATCTGCTGGAACAGGACAATATCTAACAGATGGTGTACAAGAAACAATAACATTACCAGTTGATTATAGCGCCGACTTTGTTGTTCCTGTTTGTGGCGATTCTATGGAGCCAATATATCATGATTGGGATTATGTGTTCGTAGAAACCACGTACGACCTGTATGACGGAGATATTGGTGTATTTATCCTAGATGGTGATGCATATATCAAGGAGTTACGTATTGACGAAGAAGGGGCATTCTTGCACAGTTTGAACCCTAAGTATAGAGATAAACCTATATTGCCAGAGTCTGACTTCCGAATCGTTGGTAAAGTTATTGGACGATATAATGAAAACGATAAGAAGAACGGTGATTGACATGGAATTTGAAGAATTCAAAAAATATGTAGAAGAAAATTGCAATGCAAAAAGCAGCTTCTTTGAAAAGATGACTACTTACATGAGACGTATGGTTGAATCTGAAGATAATAACGTTTATTTGACTGATACACAGATTGAAACTGAAGTAAATAAAAATTGGAATGTTTCGCTTCAGAACATGTATCACAAAGTTAGCAAAGAAGTTAAAACAAAGAAAACCGATTCTACCCCAGTAAAAGTAGAAAAGTGGCTTGCACAAATAAGTGAACTTGAAATATTAGATGAATTCACTGAAAGTATTGATAATATTGAATTCGATTAGGAGATATCTATGAAAATTGGGATGAGAAAACCCAGTATAAAAAAGAGCATAAAAGCTCAGACGACCGGGAAAGTGAAAAGACAAATAAAAAAAGCAGCTGTCCCTACCTATGGTAAAAAAGGAACTGGGATTGTTAAAAACCCTAAAAAAGCTGCGTACAATAAAGTTTACAAGAAAAGTACATTTTCTTTTTGGGATTTGTTTAAATAAAAATTACGTGCACTAATCACGTTAAAAGGGTAAGGAGAACAAATTTATGAATCATAGTACACCTAAAGTTAAAAAACCTATCTACAAACGTATTTGGTTTTGGATACTTATAGTTATCGTTGTTGTTGGAATAAACGGCGCTATGAATGGCAATTCAGATGATAAGAACTCTAGTAGCACTTCTGCATCATCAGAACAAAAAACATCTGAATCAAAAACTGAAACTTCTAAACCTAAAAAGGAAGCACCTAAAGTCCTTACTGGTGAAGAAAAAGCTCTTGACGGCCTGAAAGGAAATGCTTTAGCACAAACTAAGACAGCAATTAGCTATCTTAATACAGCACATTTAAGTAAACAGGGATTGTATGACCAACTAACTTCCGAATATGGTTCTCAAATGACTCCTGAAGAAGCAAACGCAGCTATTGCTAAAATTGATCCTCTCGTAAATTGGAATAATTTAGCTGTTATTTCTGCCCAATCTTATCGTGATACTAGTAATCTTACTGGACAAGCACTACTAGATCAATTAACATCAGAATATGGCTCAAAATTTCCAGCAGATCAAGCACAATATGGTGTTGACCATATTGATGATGAAGTAAAATCTTCTGATTTTTGGAATAAATAAAAACAAAAAAACCGTCCTGAGACTCTCCAAAGTTTAGGGCGGTTTTAAACAATAAGTGTAGAAAATTTACGATTCACGTATTTTTCTATACTCTATTATAACAAATAGTGAGGTAAGATTACTATGAAAAGAGTAGCAATATATGTTCGAGTCTCAACTCTTAATCAAGCTGAAGAAGGTTATTCAATTTCTGAACAAACCGACAAATTAAAAGCTTATTGCGTTGCAAAAGGTTGGACCGTTGCTGAAATATATACTGATGCAGGATTCACTGGTTCAAATATTGATAGGCCCGGGATGCAGCAACTCATAAATGATATATCAGTACAAAAATTTGACACCGTACTTATTTACAAATTAGATCGACTATCTCGGAGCGTTCGTGACACTCTTTACCTTGCAAAGGATGTGTTCGCAAAAAATAATATTGACTTTGTATCATTAAGTGAAAACATAGATACATCTTCTGCAATGGGCGGGTTGTTCCTAACAATATTGTCAGCAATATCTGAATTTGAGCGTGAAACGATAAAAGAAAGAATGCAGCTCGGGAAATTAGGCCGTGCAAAATCTGGAAAATCTATGATGTGGTCTAGAACAGCTTTCGGTTATTTGCATAATACTGATACGGGAGTTCTTGAGATTGAGCCATTGCAAGCGGAGGTTGTAAAACAAATCTTCCAAAAATATCTAAATGGCATGTCCATAACTAAACTACGAGATAAATTAAATTCAGAAGGGTACACTGGAAAAGATAAGCCTTGGTCATATAGAGCGCTAAGAGCTACACTTGCTAATCCTGTTTATTCTGGCAAAGTTAGATATAACAATCAAATATTTGACGGACTACACCAAGCGATAATAAGTCCTGAATTATTCCAAGCTGTACAATCCGAGTTAGAAATTAGACAGAAGGAAGCATATCAGAAAAATAATAATCCGCGACCGTTTCAGTCAAAATATATTTTATCTGGAATTGCAAAATGCGGCTATTGTAAAACACCACTCCAAGTAATACTGGGATCTGTTCGAAAAGATGGATCTAGGGATATTAAATATCAATGCAAAAATAGATTTCCCCGGAAAACTAAAGGGGTAACCATATATAATGACAATAAAAAATGTGATTCTGGCTTTTATTATATGAGTGATATTGAAGCGGAGGTTATTGATCAGATTTCTCTTCTACAGTTAAATAACGGTGCTTTAGAAAATCTAATATCTATAAACTCTGAACCGGTTATTGATACAACTGGGTTCGAAAAACAACTGATAAATATTGATAACAAAATAAAAAGATTATCCGACCTATACATTAACGATATGATTTCTCTTGATGAAATGAAGCAAAGAAGTGAGAACTTGAAAAAAGACAGGGATGCTTTAAAAGCCAAAATAACATCATCTAATAAAACCAGCACCACTGATCGACTTAAAGCCGCAAGAAAGTTGATTGGGAATAAGCCTATTGAAAGCTTAAGCTATGACCAACAGAAGAATATCATCAATCGCATAATTAGTCGCGTATATGTGACAGCTGAGACTGTTGATATTACATGGAGCCTATAA